CGCTTAATTGAATTGAGTCAGTGATTTTTGATGTGATTTCACCAGCAAAAGCAGGAGTAGTAAGGAATAACGAAAAGATAAGTGCTAATCTTTTCATCGTTCTAGATTATTTGGGCAGCTTATTTATAGAGAAAGACTTATTCCAGAAATTTGAATACCACTCATAGTAGGTTTGGTATCATTTGCAAAAGGATTGTATAAGATTCTAGTTTCTGCACCTCTCATATTAAAGGAAGCAGTCCAATAAAGTGTAGTAGTATCATCTGGATATTGATCTAAGTATAAAGAAGTTCCAATATTTTTAGATCCGTGTTTCTTTAACCACGCCTTTACTGTTCTGGAATTTGCTGTAGGATTTGTTTCCATGTATAAACATACTAATCCACAAGCAACTGGTGCAGCTGCACTGGTTCCATTGAAATTATTATCAAAGTGTAGAGAATTATCATATCTACGAAAATCATTGTAACCACTTCCATTATTTGGCAATCCTGCAGCTAAAGTTTCATCAGCAGGAGCCCAAACATCAATTCCAGGTCCATTATTTGAATAAGAAGCTTTTGTTTCACCTCTAGGTAAAGTAACTGCACTAATACTATCTTCCATTGCACCAACACAGATTACTGGGTGAAACTCTGCATCTGTGGTAGAATTGAATCCAATACCTTGTGGATTCATCCAATCTCTGTGATTGCAAGGAACACAGTTAGAAGGGAAATGTGTTCTTGGATCTGTAGTACCAAAAAAATTATCAGACATGTAGTTTAATTTATCTGGATCAGTAGACCCAACTCCAAGTCTTTGATTATTATTTCCTGCTGCTGCAACATAAATTACTCCGGTATCCATCATTTCAAGTGCGGCTTGATCAGTTGATGATGATCTGGAAGATGCTGACCATGACTCAAATGCACCAGAAACTTGATTATTTAATCCAGTTTTCATTGCAGTTACTTGGTCTGTAACAGCTGCGTTTCCTAGAAAAGTTCCAGTAGTTCCTCTGAACCTATATGTAACTGTACTACCCGAAAGAAAAGCTGCTTGATATCCCCAACTTCCATTGACTACTGTCGGATTTTTTTTACCTGTGGTCGGATTTATTGGTTTGTACATGTGGAAGAGTTTCATGAAGTCATAGTCTTGTTCAATTGTTATTGAAGTATTATCTCCAATTCCACACATGTTCCAAATATTAGCCTCAAATGCCAATCCAAAATTTTTACCAGCAACTAATGATGCACAACAAGTGCCATGGCCACTTCCAAGATTATGAGATGTTCCACCAGAACCTATAGTATTTTGTACAGTATAATCTACGGGAACACTTAAAGTACCAATTGTACTAAAACCTGCGGACCTTTTTGCGGAATTGCTCCACCATTCTGAAACTGCAGTAGTTGCAATTCCAACTCTACCGTCTGGTTTTGTATATTTAACTCCTGGAATTACATTATCAAAATACTGTGGGTCAATATAATATGGACCATCAAGAATAACGTCTCTTACTCTTGATTGGCCATTTTTATCTAAAAATTCTGGATGATATTGTAGAACTCCAGAATCATGAATAATTACATCAACATTTTTTCCTGTTAAACTATAACTGACATCTGCAGATACTGGTCCAATACTTTCTCCAGTTGATGTTCCCCAGAAGTCTCCAGCAGTATTAATTCCAGGTCTAATAATTTGCCAGCCAGTTCTATCTAATTCTCCTATACTGGCTATTCCTGATGTGACTGGAACACTTACTCCCAAGTCTCTATAAACTTTTACTTGTTTTCCCCATCTTTTGATACATGGGGAAGGTTTTGGATATTCTTCTGGATACTCTGTTGGGTCAAGTTCTACCCAAGAAATATGTGGGTGATTTTTTAGTGATTCAGCTTCATTTTCATCAAGAATGAAAGTCCCTCTGGTGGGACTGTGATCTTTTTCATCATGACAAGAAACTTCTCTATCAGGAATATGTTCACATGAAGTTGGTGAACACAATAGATCATGAATTTCTTGCCAGTATTGTGGTTCTGTTACACTGATAGTATATTTTTTAAGAGTCATTTTATGGTACTAAAACTGTGGTTAGGTTTCCAGAGTTATCTACTACTAATCTATATTGTGTTCCATTGGGAGAGCTTAAAATTAATCCTCTTGAAGTATTAACACCAATATAAGCATCTCCACCAACAGTCAGATCAGTACTGATTGCAACTGTTACTGCATTAATATTTAAGTTGTTTGGAGAATCAATTGTTGGAGTACCAGCAGAAGTACTTTCAAATCTTGTTGCAGTTACTACACCACTAAATCTTGCATTACCTTCTACAGTTAATTTGGAAGTTGGAAGTGTTGTTCCAATTCCGACGTTAGATCCAGTGTAAATTCCTGATGCTACTGTAACCCATTGAGAAGATCCACCACCTCCTCCAGGAAGATTAGTTAATCCAGATCCATCACCAATGAAACTAGTTGCGGTAACTACTCCCACATTGAGGTTTGGAGTTCCTGTTAGTCCTTGAGCTACTGTAGCAATACCAGCGGTAGTTGCATATCCTGATGTTGTTGATGTTGTAGATACTCCAGCAGTGGTTGCATAGGTAGCAATACCAGCGGTGGGAGAATAAGTCACATTTACTGTTACTATACCAACAGATACTGGAGTTACAGAAATTCCTGACCCAAAATCAATTGTTCCTGCAGACCCAACTAAAGAACCACTATCATTTACAATGATAGATGATCCACCTCCACCGCCTCCGGAAATTAAAACATTAGTGATGGAAGAAATTCTTCCATTTGCATCAACAACAATTTGAGGTACGGCAGTTGCATTACCATAAGTGTTTGCAGATGCTCCTGTTAATCCTGTTAAACCAGAACCACCTCCAATAAAACTTGATGCTGTCACAACTCCAGTAAAACTGGCTTGTGTTCCAAATAAATTTGACTGGAATGTGGAAACACCAGCAAAAGTAGAAACACCAGATACTCTGAGACTATCTGAATTTAATATTGAAGTAGATCCAGCACTAACTGTAACAACACCAGCAGAAACTGGAGATACGCTTAAGTTAGATCCAAAATTAATTGTTCCTGCTGTTCCAATTAAAGACCCATCATCTATGATGACAATTCCTGATCCAGAAGCAACAATTCCAGTCAACTGAGATCCATCTCCTCTAAAAGATGAAGCAGTAACTACGCCACTGAATGAGCCTTGAGTTCCAAATAAAGACGCAGTGTAAGTAGTAATACCGGCAAAAGTTGAAACACCGGAAACACTTAATTGTCTAGTAAATAAACTTACTCCAGTAACTGTAGTGATTCCAGCAAATGTAGATACTCCAGAAACACTTAACTGAGTTACTGAAGATATTCCTCCGATTACATTCGTAGCTATTCCAGAAGAAGTGGAGTATCCTGCAACTGCAACGTATCCAGCAGATGCCAAACCTGTTGCGGATATTTTAACTCTTTGAGTTCCGTCTGGAGATGTAGATACAATATTTGCATCGAAGTCTAATTCTCTGGCAACTCCTAGAAGTACACCATCATCATAAATGGATACACCTGAAGCTGTAGAAGTTACATTTGTTAGTTGGGAGCCATCTCCCTTAAACTGAGTTGCAGTTACTACTCCAGTAGAAGTAATATTAACAACTTGTATATGTTCTGTAGTTGTGATCCCAGTGTTTAGTATTCCACTAACGTTAATTCTTGGAGAACCAGTTAAGTTTTGTGCAACTGTTGATATACCTGCAGTGCTCGCATAACTTGTAATCGTAGATCCATTTCCAAATGTATTGTATATTTCTAAGAAGTTGCTATTAATTTTACCCATTGCAACTCTCAATGGATCTCCCTGACCATCATTTGGGTTAGTACCAGTGTTGATCCCGAGTCTAGACATTAATTTTCCTCAGTCTTTCCCTATGTTTGTATTTATTAATGCTTATAACTAGTACTAGAATTGGTAATATATATGCAATTCAACTTTCAATTTGGAAAAAAGAAACCAGATAAAAAACAACTCATTATTGTTGGAGTGGTTGTATCTACACTTATAGCTGGTCTTTCACAATGTACTGGAGTATCTGAAAGTGGTCTTTGGGATTTATTAGATGAACTTCAAAGAAAGTATCTCCCACAAGGTATTCTTAATGAGATTATACTACAAGATCCCAATAAAGTAAATCGTAGAGTTGAAAGAGATGTTGATAAGGCTATAAGAGATGTAACAAAAGAATATGATAGGATCATTGCAGAGTCTGATAGAAGATATAAACCACAATACCTTGAAGAGAAGAACGATGAGTCCTTGTGTTACTCTAAGGACTGTAAACAACTTGCACCGCCAATGAGAATCTGTTCTCCAGTTTTTGAAGGAACTGATTGTTCTTGGAAGCCCCAGGATAAATAAATAACAATATAAAGGTAGTTTTTGTAACGATGAGAGCAGAAGAAATCAAGGGTCTCATAGAGGCCTATTCAAAGGTCCATGAGACTCCTGAGGTTCTTAATGAAGCGCCTGTTACAGGAAATCAATTTCTAGATAGAATTTTGCAAGGTGGCCAAGCATTCTTGCAAGGAAGACCCAGGCCAACTGGTGTAGTTAACCCAGCAATTCAATTAGCTCAACAATATAGAAATGCAGGTGGTACTGGTGCTCCACCTACTGGATGGAAACCTGGGAGCCCAGTAAATTCTTCAAGACCACCTGCGGCCCCGCCCCCCAAACAAAAACCTCCTGGATCAACACCTCCTAGACAAGAACCTCCTAGACAAGAACCACCTTCAGGATCCGGTAATTCAACATCAGCAGCTAAACCAGTATCCACAACTGTCCTTGCAAAGAAAGGTGGTGTAGAAGGTAAGTTAGATAAGGCAACTGGAAAATTTACTGCTGGTGCATTTAGTGCTGCAGAGAAATCTCGTTATGCAAGTGTTGCTGCAAAGAATTCTGCAACCTCTACAACAAAATCTACATCACCACAAACTGGAGATAAAGCAAAAGATATGGCAACTTGGGAAAAATCAAACCCAACTCTTGCTAAAAATGTAACTCCAAGTGGAACTCAAAAAGGCAGTGGACAAAGTGAAATGTCAAGACAAGCTGCAGAACTTAGAGATATGCAGAAGGCATCTCAAATGAGACAGAAAGGTGCAGATGTAATGGGTTCTAACATTACTAGTGTTAGACAAGATTTAGAAAAAGCAAATAAACCAGAAAATCTCAATAAGCCAGCTCCTGCAGGCACTGCTTTGGAGAGACAACAAAAAATGACAGCACTTAAAAAACCATCTGCAGATTTAAAATTTGAACATTTAGATATCTTTGATATTGTCAAAGGTCATCTACTTGATGAAGGATACGCAGAGACCGAAGAGAACGCACTCGTAATCATGGCAAACATGAGTGAAGAATGGAGAGATTCTATTATTGAAGCTCAAAGAGCTCGTGAGAATCCAGAAGATCATGACAAAGAAGAGAAGAGAAAGTATGAACCAGTTCGCGGTGAAAAGACTCCTATGCCACCAAGAGGTGACAAGCGTAGAGAAGATTTTGAAAAGTGGTACGCAAAGCATGTTCGTTGAGAACAATTAAAATATAACTTACGGGGGTTGATTAACCCCCTTTTTTATATCTAAATAAATTTTAGTGATATAAATTTCTAATGATTAAAAAACTTTTTAATCTTATTTCCAATTGGAAAAAGGAAAGAGATTTTGCCAAAAGACTTAAAAAACTACAAAAGAGAGATCCTTTTATATACAAATGATTACTTGGGGAATCTCATCAGAAAGCCATAACGCTGCACTTTCTGTATTTGTCAATGATACTTTAGTTTTTGCCAGTGAAAGTGAAAGGTTTAGTGGTATCAAAAATGATTCTCAGTTGAATGATAGTATAATTAATTATGCACTAAAGTTTGGAAAACCAGAACTGGTCTGTTGGTATGAGAACCCATATAAAAAAACACTTAGACAACTTCTTGCAGGTCAAGGATGGATCCAAAACGTCAAAAAGTATGTTGATGTTCCGATCAAGTATTATGATCATCATTATACTCATGCTTGTGCTGGTTATTTCACCAGCAAGTTTGATGAATGTTGTGTGGTGGTTATTGACGCTATAGGGGAATTTCAAACACTTACAATCTGGGAAGCGAAAGGTAATAATTTAAAACTTAAATTTCAACGTAGATATCCACACAGCGTCGGACTTTGGTACTCTGCAATGACCCAAAGGTGTGGATTGAAACCAAATGAAGAAGAATATATTCTCATGGGAATGTCTGCTTATGGTGATAAGAGACGTTATGAGGATGCGATTTATGATGATTTCATAGGGTGGAGAACGGCAACATTTAATAAGAACTTACATAAAGGTTGTAAGGACTGGAGACCAGATATTAAAAATACTTTTGATATTGCTGCTGCAACTCAGAGCATCTACGAAACAATGTTTAGAGATATACTACAGAGAGCATCTAACATTGTTAAAAGTAAGAACTTAGTTCTGATGGGTGGATGTGCATTAAACTGTGTTGCAAATCCTATTGCATATTACTACTTTGATGATGTGTGGATTATGCCTGCACCAGGAGATAATGGTTCTGCAATTGGTGCTGTACTTGCACATAAAAAGAAACATATTAAATGGCAGGGTCCTTATCTCGGATATTACATTAAACCAGTTGCATCAAACGAAGAGATTGTTAATCACTTGATGGATTATGGTCTCTGTGGAGTTGCCAGAGCTCGTGCAGAGTTTGGTCCTAGGGCATTAGGTAATCGCAGTTTACTTGCAGATCCCAGGGATAGAAGGATCAAATCAATGGTCAACGATATAAAACAGAGGCAACAATTTAGGCCATTTGCTCCTGTGATTATGGAAGAATATGTTCATCAATACTTTAGAATGCCTATGGATACATCTCCATATATGCAGTACGCAGTGAAATGTAGATACTCCAAAAAGTTCCCTGCGATTGTTCATATAGATAAGACAAGCAGAGTTCAGACTGTAAATAGACAACAGAATGCAGAACTTTATGATCTTTTAAAATTGTGGAATGAGAAAACTGGTTGCCCTATGTTACTGAATACCAGTTTGAATATTAAAGGAAAACCAATGGTGAATGATGAAAAAGATTGTAAAGAATGGGAAGAAACTTATGGAGTTAGGGTGTTTTCATGAAAAGGATATTACTTGCTTTTGGTGATAGCCATACTTCTGGGGCAGAAATAGATAGACAATATTCGGGAGAATGTCACGATAAAGCTTATCCTGCACATATTGCTAGACATTATGGATTTAATTATGAAAATTTAGCTGCATGTGGTGGTAGTAATGATTGGATGATTAGACAATTTATGATAAGAATTCAACATGCACTAATAAAAAAAGAAGAAGTATTTGTTCTTTGCAATTTTTGCGAAGCTTCTAGGACATATATTAAACTACCAGGAAAACTACAACATTGTACATCTTCATTTTTGTTACAAAATGAAGATACTAAAAAAGAATTATTAGTTGATCCTAGATTTATTAAACTTTATAAAAATTATTTAAGAACGAATTCCGATGAATTTTTAAATTACAAATCTTTATCTCAAATTTTTACGATACAAACAATATGTGATCAATATAATATACCATATGTTTTTCATACGAGTACAGATTGGTACGAAGGAAATTGGAATTTAATTAAAAAGAAAAACTATTTTGGACATCATGCTACTAATAAACTAACTTATAATAAATCTGAATCATATAGAATGTTTATAGAATATTCATACTGGGGGATGGCCATGCACCATCCCGATTGGAAAACTTTACAAAAAGATCCAAGATGGTCCATGCATTATCCAGAATCTTTTCACCAATTTTGGGCTCAAATTCTAATTAATTTTATTGACCAACAAAAAATACTTGACACGGCCTCCTAATTTGCAATAAAATAACTCTGTCCGGGTTCAAAGGATAAATAAGGCTCATATAATTCTAAGAGCTTTATGAGTTATGAAAACCCTTGGCTCTACAACGGGGAAATATTTGAGTCTGATCATATTCAAGATTATTTTGGTTTTGTATATCATATTCATTGCCGTAAAACTGGTCGTAGTTATATTGGTAGAAAGTATTTCTGGTCTTTCCGCACACCAAGAGGAAAATCTAGAAAAGCTAAGTCGGAGTCCGATTGGAAAAAGTATTACGGCTCCTGTCCTGAGCTCAAAGCCGATATTAACATTTGGGGAAAATCATCCTGCGACAGAACAATACTTAGCCTCCATAACACAAAAGGACAATGTAACTACGAAGAAACCAGACAATTGTTCTTAAATAATGTTTTGATAGAAGCCCTTGACACTGGAGAACCGAAGTACTACAATAGCAATGTACTCGGTCGTTACTACAGGAAGGACTACTTTCATGGAACATCAAATGATTGATCAAGAGGAAAACCTTAAAGATAGTATTATTGATCGTCTTCATTATCTCGCAGAGATGGGTGATTATCTTAATGCCTGTGCGATTTATGAGGAGTTTCGTGAAACAATGTTAGTATCAGAATCCTGAATTATTGACAAAACCTAAATAAAAACTTATAATGAAAAAAGCCCACTTAGGTGGGTTTTGTCATAATGAGAATTTGAAGTGAC